AGATGCTAGATTCGGAATCTTATCGAAGACTGGTAGCGATGCAAAGAAGATGTTTACGGACAAGGTCGTCCCAATTTCATTACACTACCCATTCTTCTTTAAACCAATACAAGACGGGATGGACCGCCCCAAGACAGAGTTGGCCTACCGTGTCCCAGCATCCAAACTCACAAGAAAGTCCATCACCAGTACAACCAAGTCCAAGTCCACCACGGGGACGCTCGAAGGGCTCGATACAACAATAGACTGGAAGAACACGGGTGATAACTCGTATGATGGTGAAAAGTTAAAATTATTAGTTCACGATGAGTCTGGTAAATGGGAAAGACCAGATAATATATTAAACAACTGGCGTGTTACAAAAACAACGCTGAGATTAGGAAGTAGGATTATAGGAAAATGTATGATGGGATCCACCTCAAACTCTTTAGATAAAGGTGGTGATAACTTTAAAAAATTATATGATGGCTCAGACGTTACAAAAAGAAATCGAAATGGACAGACTAGTTCGGGATTATATAGTTTGTTCATACCTATGGAATGGAACTACGAGGGATTCATTGATTCTTTTGGATTACCTGTATTTGACACACCCAAAGCTGCAATCGAAGGGCCCTATGGTGATAAAATCGATATTGGAATAATCGAGCATTGGGAAAATGAAGCAGATGGGTTAAAGAGTGATTCTGATGGATTGAATGAATTTTATAGACAGTTTCCAAGAACGGAAGAACATGCGTTTAGAGATGAAACAAAAAACAGTATATTTAATTTACAAAAAATATACGAACAAATAGATTATAACGATGATACAAAATCATCTAATAGTGTTTCAAAAGGAAACTTTCAGTGGGAAAATGGGATTAAAGATTCAAGAGTGTTATTTACACCTGATAGGAACGGAAGGTTTAATATATCTTGGACACCTAGTACAAATCTACAAAACCACGTAATAAGTAAAAATAGAGCTAAATACCCTGGCAATGAGCATATGGGGGCATTTGGCTGTGATAGCTACGATATATCCGGTACGACAGATGGTCAAGGATCTAAAGGAGCTTTACACGGATTAACTAAATTTAGTATGGAAGATGCACCTTCTAATACTTTTTTTCTAGAGTATATAGCTCGACCACAAACAGCAGAAATATTTTTTGAAGATGTGTTAATGGCATTAGTATTTTACGGTATGCCACTTCTTGCAGAGAATAATAAACCAAGACTTTTGTATTATTTAAAAAGAAGAGGATATAGAGGTTACTCAATGAATAGACCGGATAAAACCGCAAACAAATTATCTGTAGCAGAAAGAGAAATAGGTGGTATACCTAATTCATCGGAAGATATAAAACAAATACATGCTGCAGCAATTGAATCATATATTGATAAATATGTAGGATTACAAGAAGATGGAAACTATGGCAATATATATTTTAACACAACATTGAATGATTGGTCTAAGTTTAATATAAACAACAGGACTAAACATGATGCAGCTATAAGTTCAGGGCTTGCAATTATTGCAAACAACAGGCACTTATACGAACCAAGACAACAAAGACAAACAAAAACATTGGACTTTGGATTTAAAAAATACAACAATCAAGGAAACATTTCAAAAATATTAAAATAAATGGATTCATCATCAACAGGTATATTCCCCTCACAAGCAGTACCAAGTGCAGAGAAAGCAAGTAGCGCATATGGTTTAAGCATTGCAAAAGCAATTGAATCTGAATGGTTTAAAAGAGACTCGGGATCAACTAAATATTACGCTAATAGAGATAACTTTCATAGGTTAAGACTGTATGCAAGAGGAGAACAATCAATACAAAAATATAAAGATGAATTATCTATAAATGGTGATTTATCATATTTAAATTTAGATTGGAAGCCTGTGCCGATTATACCTAAGTTTGTAGATATAGTTGTAAATGGTATTCAGGAAAGAACATATGATATAAAAGCATACTCACAGGACCCTGCTTCTGTACAAAAAAGAACAGATTATGTAGAGTCTTTATTAAAAGATATGCGAACTGTAGAATTTTCTGATTCAGTTTATAATGAGTTAGGAATAAATATATATGAAAATGATCCAGAAACACTGCCTGAAAATGAAGAGGAACTTGACTTGCACATGCAACTTGATTACAAAGACTCAGTTGAAATAGCGGAGGAAGAAGCAATAAGTAATGTTTTTGATCATAATAAATATGATTTAATTAAGAAAAGAATTGATTATGATATTGCTGTAGTAGGTATGGGAGCTGTTAAAAACGAGTATACAACATCAGAGGGTATAAATATAAAGTATGTAGATCCATCAGACTTAGTATATTCTTATACAGATTCACCATATTTTGATGATATTTATTATGTAGGTGAAATAAGAAGAGTATCTGTGGTTGATCTTAAAAAACAATATCCAGATTTAACAGATGAAGATATTCAAAAAGATATTGAAAATCAAGGTAGTAGTACTAAGTTATATAATAAAGCTTATCAAACAGCATCTTCAGAAGATAATTCTTATGCTTATGTATTATACTTTGAATACAAAACATATAAAGATCAAGTACATAAAATAAAAGAAACTTCTAGCGGTGCTAAAAAAGCAATTAAAAAAGATGATACTTTTAATCCACCTAAAGATGAAAGATCTAGATTCGAAAGAGTTGCAAGAACGATTGAAGTAATATATGAGGGCGCAAAAATAGTTGGCACTGATAAAATATTAAAATGGCAGCTAGCTGAAAATATGACTAGGCCTAAAGCTGATACAGTTAAAGCACAATTTAGTTATAGTATGGTTGCACCAAGAATGTATAAAGGTAAAGTTGAATCACTTGTGAGTAGAATGACTACATTTGCAGATATGATTCAGTTAACACATTTAAAGCTGCAACAGGTATTATCAAGAATGGTACCGGATGGTGTATATTTAGATGCAGATGGTATTGCTGAATTAGATTTAGGTAATGGAACTAATTATAATGCGCAGGAAGCATTGAATATGTATTTCCAAACTGGTTCCGTTATTGGTAGGTCTATGACACAAGACGGTGAATTTAACAACGGAAGAGTTCCTGTACAAGAATTACAATCTTCAGGTGCTAATGCAAAAATATCAAGTTTAATAAATTCGTATAATTATTATTTACAAATGATAAGAGATGTGACTGGATTAAACGAAGCAAGAGACGGTTCAGCACCTGATAAAAATGCTTTAGTAGGTTTACAAAAATTAGCAGCAGCAAATTCAAATACAGCTACAAGACATATATTACAAGCTGGATTATATCTTACACTTAAAACAGCAGAGGCAATTTCTCTTAGAATATCGGATGTATTAGAGTTTAGCCCAACTAGAGAATCTTTTATTAAAGCGATAGGTAGAACTAATGTGGGTACATTGGATGAAATGAAAAAACTGCAGCTGCATGATTTTGGTATATTCTTACAATTATCCCCCGACGATGAAGAAAAACAACTATTAGAAAATAACATACAGATATCTTTGCAAAAAGAACAAATTAATTTAGAAGACGCAATTGATGTTAGGGAAATTAAAAATTTAAAACTTGCAAATCAGTTATTAAAATTAAGAAGAAAAAAGAAATTTGATCAAGATAGACAGTTGCAACAAGAGAATATTCAAATGCAAACACAATCTAATGCTCAAGCAGCCCAATCAGCAGCTCAGGCAGATGCACAAAAACAACAAGCAATATTACAAGGTAAAGCGCAGTTAGCACAAGTAGAGGCGCAATTAGACTCACAAAAAATGGAAAGAGAGGCTGAAATTAAAATGTTGCTAATGCAAAAAGAGTTTGAAATGAATATGCAACTTAAAGACGCTGATTTAAATGTAATTAAAGATAAAGAGAAGTATAAAGAAGATAGGAAAGATGATAGAACAAAAATACAAGCATCTCAGCAGTCTGAATTAATAGATCAAAGAAAAAATAATAAACCGCCAAAAACCTTTGAATCATCAGGTTTTGATAACTTAGGTGGCTTTGGATTAGAACAGTTCGATCCAAGATAATAACTAAATAATAAAAAAAAATGAGTAAAGTAGCAAAAAATGATTGGACTGGTAGTATAAACGGTTCAGCATATTCAACAGCAAGTTCAGCTGCAATAACACCAACTGCTGGTAATGTATGGGTAGCAATAACAATGTTATCTGATAGCGTTTTTGATAGTGGAAGTGGCTTGGTTGCGGAAAATGCAACAACATATGTTAACACAGAGGGCATTGGAGCAGGAGCTGCAGGCTTAGTAGTTGATAGTGTAACATTTCCAAAAGGAGTAACAATTTATGGTCGTTGGACTGAAATTGATGTTGCTTCAGGGACTATTGTTGCATATCAAGGAATTTAAAGGTATACGTATTCTTGCCTTATTAAAAGAGTACAAATAATTATATTATATTATGTCAGAAGAAACACAAGTAAAAGTTGCGGAAGATGAAAATCCATCTACTGCAGAACAAGAAACCAAAGTGCTCAAAAAAATGGGTGCTGATATAGGTGAAGAATCTATTACTAAAGTAGATTTAAGACAAACTAAAGAAGAAACAGATGCCGTTCAAGAACAAAGCACAGATGATAGCCTGTCAAGCGGAAGCGACACGGATGAAAAAACTGGGGAAGAAACCAAAGTGGAATTGCAAGAAGTACAGCAAGAAGAAAGCCAATTAACTTTAGAAGAGGTAATTGACGAAGAAACTAAGGAAGAACCTAAAGAAGATCCTGTACAGGAACTTAAAGAAGAAGTAGAAGAAGCTGTTCAAACATCGCAAGATACAGCTGTAGAATTACCAGAAAACATTCAAAAGGTTGTAGACTTTATGAATGATACTGGTGGAACGTTAGAGGATTATGTAAAAATTAATCAAGATTATTCTAACACAGACGATTCAACTTTATTATATCAATATTATAATCAAACTAAATCACATCTTACAAAAGATGAAATAGATTTTTTAATTGAAGATAATTTTTCATTTGATGATGAAATTGATGAACCAAGAGATATTAAGCGAAAAAAACTCGCTTATAAAGAAGAGATTGCAAAAGCAAAAATTCATTTAGAAGGATTAAAAAGTAAATATTACGAGGAAGTCAAGTTGGGTTCTAAGTTAACTTCAGATCAACAAAAAGCAATTGAGTTTTTCAATACCTATAACACCGAACAATCAACACAGCAAAACCTACAAGAAAAGCAAGTTGCACATTTTAACACCGAGTCTAAAAAAGTTTTTACAGATGAATTCAAAGGTTTTGAATTTAAAGTTTCAGACAAAAAATATAGGTTCAATGTTAAAGATAAGCAACAAGTTCAAGATAGACAAGCAAATATATTAAACGTACTAGATAAGTTTATCAGTGAAGATAATATGTTAAAGGACGCTAACGGCTATCATAAAGCTCTTTTCGCTGCAGATAATGCAGATACTATTGCAAATCATTTTTATGAACAAGGTAAGACTGACGCTATAAAACAGTTAAACGCAGAATCCAAAAATATAAACATGGATCCTCGTACAACTGGCGTTGTTGAATCCGATGGATTAAAAGTAAGAGCAATTAGTGGTGATGATAGTTCAAAACTTAAAATTAAACTTAAAAAATAATAATTAAAAATTTCAATATAAAATGGCAGCAATAACTCCATCAGCTGGAGGCTCGTTGAACGCAACGCCAGCACCAGCTAAACAGACTTTGTCAACTAACTACCTATCATTTACAGGTGGTTCAAATGACTGGTCTCAGCAATACCTACCAGATTTATACGAACAAGAAGTTGAAGTATTTGGAAACAGATCCGTAGCTTCTTTCGTAAGAATGGTTGGCGCTGAAATGCCTATGACTGCAGATCAAGTAATTTGGTCTGAGCAAGGTAGACTACATTTACACTACAAAGGTGCAGCAGTAGCTAACACCGGTGTAATTACAATCGCATCTTCAGGAACTCACGCAGTAAGAGTTGGACAAACTATCGTACTTAGCGATAACACAACTTCTCCTACAGTAATTAAAGCGTATATTTCTGCAATTGCGAGTGACAACACAACTCTAACAGCAATACCTTATACAGGTGGTGCAACAGTTGGAGCTGTATCAGGTTTCGTAACAACAGATGATGATGGCACAGCAACTTGTGACTTATTCGTGTATGGTTCTGAATTCAAAAAAGGAACATCAGGAATGACAGGTGCAGTAACACCATCTTTCGCATCTTTATCTAACAAACCAATTATAATTAAAGATAAGTATGAGGTCTCAGGATCTGACGCTTCTCAAATTGGTTGGGTTGAAGTAACAGGTGAAAATGGACAATCTGGTTACCTATGGTATTTAAAAGCTGAAGGTGATACAAGAACAAGATTTGAGGATAACCTTGAAATGGCAATGATTGAAGGTGAACTAGCAGCAGCAGCTGGTGGTGTAGACTCTCAGTT